ACCGTACTCACCGTTCTCCACAGTGCGGTTAGCAACCCACCGACCACCGATCCAACGGAGTTCGAAAGGGGTTTCCCAAGGATCGCACACCACAACATCGTTGTCGAGGATGCTGAAATCAACCACGTACTCCTCGAACATTTCGTTGCGGGTTTCGACCAGAGCCTTCAGGGTGGGGATACCGCGCTCCTTAATGGTCAGGACATTCGCAGGGGTAAGATCGGGAACAACAAAAACCTCGCCGCCCTTCATCTTCCAGTAGGGCTTCTCGGCAGTACCGTAGTTTTCGCGGATTTGAGTAGTGATGACGATCTTCATATTTCGCTCCGTTTCTTGACTATGAATACAGTATATCAGGTTTGGGATTTATTGTCAAATTTTGAGTTTATTCAACCCAATCAACCATCGCGTGGAAGTCTACCGGTTGACCCAGTTCAGACTCAACCACACCGTAGTCGCCATACCACCCCCGTTGAAAACCTTCTTGCGACCGAACAAATTCTACCGCTTCCTCACGGGAGCCAAACACCCCCAGCAGGTCTTCACCTTCATACGCCACAGACAACAACACCGAATAAACTCGCATAATTTGCTCCTGTTTTCTAACTTGAATACAGTATAGCAGGAAACGGATTTATTGTCAACGTTTGGTAATTCGCTGAAATTTCAGACGCCAGAACATTTGCCAACGACGGCTTTGGGGTGTTCGATGGAGACTTTGTGTGCCGGTCATCCACTTACCGTTGATCAATTTACCAAAAGGTTTGGGTTTTGGTTGACCCTTAAGTAGCCGCTGTGATACCCGTTCGTAGGTACCACGGAGCATTCTGCGGCTGATGGTCATGATATCCTTGGACATCATTCAACCCCGAATTGGGTAATCGACCTCTGGTTCCATAAATTCCATAGATTCTACCTCTGCATAGACCCATTGGATAGGAATCTCCATGACTTTAGCAATAATCCTGGGCTCCTGCCCGTCAGTAAGACGGTCTTGGATTTCAATGGAAATGTCACTCATTTTAGACATTTTCTGTCAACCTTTACAGTTTAGCGATCAATTGATTGTGGATCATATCCATTTCGGATTGCTCCACATAGAAGTCGGTAGTAGGATCGTAGTACTGACCTTCACTAACATCATAGTACAGAACACGACCTGAGAAGTTGAACGGGCCCTCGAGCCCTTTGCGCGGACCATACTTTTGACGCATTTGATCCATCTGAAAAGAATCAGCAACAACACGATAGCCCATCGAAAACTCCTTCTGACTGAATAAGACTCTATTATAGAGCCAAATCCATTTATTGTCAAATAATCAGACCAATTATACCTGCGATACCACCAACGAAGATGCCACCAAATACGATAATAAACGGCATTGTTACGGCGAGACCTTCGAGGAACACTAGTGTGTCAACACTCAACCACGGTGGGTCCCACAGTGTTATCAACAGCGTAGCAACCCAAATAGCCACAGCAATGGCAAGTATTGTCGTCATGTTACTTATTCGGTCCGGGCAATACAGCAATCAAAAAACTCACCGCAAGATAAGCCAATGCTCCAAGAAAAAAGATACCTAACATTATTTTATTTCCTATTAGTGCAGATCGACCTGAACTTGACGGAAACCTTGAGCACCTACGACAAGACCAGTAGGCATAGTTTCGCCGCGTGACTTGGCCAGTTGACGGTCCAATGACAACTTTGCCATTGCAGACCATACTGAAACTCGGGCATCACGGGTAGCGAATTGCTCCGCCATTTGCTGAATGGTGATGGTCATACCAACTTCCTCACCAGTGTTCGTCATGAGAATAAAACGAAACTTTTGAGAATTCTTGAAACCGTCGATGATAGCCTTAGTACGCATCTGTCACTCCGTTAATCAATCAATACACGTAGTATATGCCCAAACGGATTTATTGTCAAATATGGGCAAAATTTTTGATTTGGAAGAAATGCAAGTCATCCCGGGAATACTTGTTGATTGCAATATTAACTACGATATTAATTTCAGGTTTGCTAAATTCTTTTTCCCAAAGACCTGCTAATGAATTATTAGGATCAATGACAAACTGATATGCATATCCTTGTGCATCTTTCAACCAATACTCACTGATTTTAGTTTTTCTCACACTTCGCTGGAACTTAATTACAGGAGTTAGTGTTAGGTTTGTTACGCCTTGAGTATTGTTGTTAATTTCTCTTGTGAATTCTTGTTTCACCTCATCGAACTTAACATCATATTCGTAGAATTCAGGTAAGCGAAATACTAGTGGCAATGTGCGCTCTACTACTTTTTTCGAATCTCCGTGCAAAAATGCATTCAAATCTTGACGGTATTGAGAAAGTCGTTTTTCTCTCAATGTCCACATCATAATTTTCTTGCTGTAATAATCACGTACCGTATTACCATTAACACGGTCTTCTTCTGTCACTTGTCTAAATAAGTCAGGTGAAATCAAAGAACTGATGTTTCCAACATAAGGAGTTTTGTTTGGATTTTTTCTAATCCTATACCAAGCACAACTTAATGCTAGTAAATCCTCAGTAGTTTCAATAACCTCATACTTCTTAACAAACTCAGTTGTGGGTTCTCCAAAAGAAATATTCATTGTATTAAGCATATTGGGTCTAGAATTTAACGTCAATGTCTTACCAGCAGGTAGGGTGTAAATATTTGATGAACTCATATTGTGATATCTTCCATTCCCGCAGTGCGGAGTTTTACAATGTGGCCCATTTGCCATTGTTTGGCTTCAAGACCTTTCATAATGCCTAACCAACGATTGCGCAACAATGCAACCTCATTAATTAGTGTTTCAAAATCTATTACTTCTTGTTCACCGTCAACATACTTTTCAGCGTCACGGCTAGTCAATGCTCTATTATACGCCTCTAGATATTTTTGAAAATGTTTTCGGCGAACTTGCCTTAACTTAATATTAAGGTAATTCAATACTGCTTCTATCTCTTGCAATTGATTAAACCTATGCTCTGTGACACCGGGTAAATTGGCAATGTTTTTTTCAACATTGCCATATATCTTTACCTCTTTTTTTGCCACATCAAGTTCGGTTTCGTAGTGAGTAATGAAATCTGGTATTGCAGAAAGATCCTGCGAAACTTTTGTGTACCAAGTCATTTATCACCATTCTTCTTCGTCTTCTTCGTCGTCGTATTCTTCTTCTAATTCGTGCTCACTTACATAATCTTTCAACGCTGTAAGAATTTCTTTTTCACCACGAAAAGCCTCTTTAATTTCTTCTGCTTCGTGGTTATTTTCAACCAACAAATTTACTAAAGTATCGGCTGCATCTTTTCTCTCATTCATGTCGATATGATTTCTTAATGCATCCCATACTTCTGCAACAAAATCCAAACTCATTCTGTAATCTCCTTAGTTATTACAGTACTTAGTTTATTTGTCGATTTTTTCTGAAAATCACTCATTACTTTGTCAAGGCATCCATCATCGTTTGACTCCCAGCCCTTACGGAAGAACTTAAGAATCTCACCATCATCAGTGGTATAACTCAACCGATTGCCTTCTTTAGTCAACATGCCTTGACCTTCAAACAAGTCAAGTAGACCTGAGTAAGGATTCATACCTGTCTCATATGGAATCTTGACTTGAACACTTTCAAAAGGCTTTGCATAACGTGTCTTCATAACCTTACAAGCACTACGAATACCACGCACTTCGCTGACCTTGTTGCCGTCTTCGTCTTCTTTAAGTTTGAGTTTACGCATAGCAACGACAATACTTGAAGCATAGATAAAACCTTGACCACCGCTGATTTTGTCATCAGGATCAAACATGTCTTGTGATGCATACGTGTGATTAGTTGCGACTAATCCTACATTATGACTACCGAACATATTGACACAATTACGAACAAGACTAGTCAATGCTTTAGGCTTGCGACCCATGTCACCCTTCATATCACCTGCTTCAAACTGATTAACATCAGTAGGTGTCAACAACATACCCAGTGAGTCAAGTACAAACAATACTTTAGGCCTGTCGTCAACTGGCATAGCCTTGTAATTTTTCATAAACTCACTGATAGTCTTGGCAACGTCATCAATCATTGCCATGTTGAGTTTCAACAGTTTATCTTCTGCGGTGTCGACACCTAGCGCCCTTAGCCAATCTTCATCTAGTGCGTTTTCACTGTCAACTAAAACAACAAGGATTCCTTGTTGTTGTGCGTGGCGAACGAGGTTACCTGAACAGATGTAACTTTTGCCTGATCCGCTTTCGCCAGCGAAGACAGTAACTTTGCCTAGAGGTACGCCTTTGTTAAAATCACCGCTAATGAGATAGTTAAGAGCATAATTTCCTGTACTAACCCAATCAGTAGGGTCGTTGAAACCAATGCTCAAACCTTCAATAGACTTGGTGATGTCCTTTCTAAACTTACTTATATCAAAAGGTTTTCCCAATTTATTCTCCTAATTATTTTTGTGTAACACTCATGTACATTCTATCAGCAAAACTGATTTTATCAAGGTATTCTGGACAGTTATCAGCAATACGTTCTAGTTCGTAATCGCTAGGGTAATGCCTTAGTACACCACGTGCTCTATCTCTAATTAATGACGGAACCCTAGGAGTGCGGCCAGGGTCACATAATTCTTCCAATAATTTTTTACCTTGCTTGAGGGCACGGTAACGTTCGTCTGGTAATGTCATGATATTCTCCTTAGGAAGGGGCCGTAGCCCCTATTCCCTATTATGCAGACTTGTTTTGTCTAGCCTTGATCATGGCTAGAATATCTGCTGCCTTGTCACCTGATGTTGACTTCGCAGGAACCTTTACAGGCTGTGCTGCTGCAGGTTCTTCGTCATCCCATGGGGGACTAGAATCAGCCTTTGTTTCTTGCTTTGCAACAGGTGCTTCAGATGCCGGTGCAGCATTACTAGGAGCCTCAAGTCCGAATGGACGATAGTATTGACCCCAGCGCTCTGCGTCATACGGTTGACCTTCTACGCTTGCTTCAAACATTTCCTTGATGATGCGCAATTCTGCTTCGCTTGGCTTCTTGGGCAAGAAGTCCTTAAGATTGAACAATCCATGTGTTTCAATTGCAGTTTGTTCGGCTTCAGTCAATGCCGTTTCACGGCGTGCCCAATTACTTGTTGAGTAATCAGCATATCCACCCTTACTAGTCTTCTTGATGTTGAAGTCCAAACCACGAGTATAATCAGTAGGTAGTTCCATAATTTCAGGATCCATCAAACCACTCTTAATGATAGGGATAATTTGTGGACTGATAATGAAACGACGAATTGGGTTCGCAGGAGCCTTGTCATCACCCATTGGGTTTTGACGAACAAAACCTTGGAACAAATAACTACGCTTCTTCCAATACTTGTTAGCCATATCCTTTAGAGTTTCATCCTTATACCATGGACGAACTTCTGCCAAGATAGGACAACTATCACCATACATTTCTACGCAGGGGACTTGAACTTCTACACGCTTCATATTAGAGTCACCCTTGACTCCGTTGAAGGGAAGTTTAATGATTTGACGCTCTACCCAGAAAAATTCATTCTTCGTATCTCCGTCTGGCAAGAATCGCAAGGTAGCAGTAGTACCTTCGTCCATATTCCAGTGTGGGTAGATTGAGTTATCAGATGAGCCGCCAGAGCCCTTTTGAGATTTGTTTTCTTGTGCCGCAATACGGGCACGAATTTCTGCTAATGTTGCCATGATAATATTTCCTTATAAAATTGAGATGGTCTCTTTAAAATTGTCGCCACTACCTATTAGTGACTAACACAGTGTACAAGTATAGCAGTGCTTGCACGTTGTGTCAATACTATTTATCCCAGATATGGTAAACCGCACATTTTTGTGCGGTTTTTTGTGTGTTTATTTACCCAATAGTCGTTTCAAATCGTCTAATGGATCACGTTCAATAGATTCATTGGCTCCAACTAAATCACCTACCTTTGCAGGTTCATTGGCTTTGGGTCCTTTGTTTCTCCATTGTGCTTTCTCTCCTGTAGCGAAGTTGCCAGCAAATTCATCTTCGTCTATTTTTTTACAGTCATTAACAGGCTTGCCAGCATTTTTACCTGTACCAGGTTGTGTGCCGACTTTACGGTAACCAGGCCAACAATTTTTAGGTCCGGCTACACCGCCTTCCGCCACACCCTTCAACTTACGATCCAATACACGTTTTTGTAATCCTGCTGGGCCGTGATCGGGTGCATCATCCAATCCTGCTCTTATATTTTTAGCGGTGCCAATGTCGTATGCTTTGTTGCGCTTTACGATTTCTCTTGGGTCTCCTAATTTCTCGCCAGCCGGTCCCACTGCATTCTTGTCCCAGCCTTGCATACCACGCTTGATAGACTTTAGTATGCCGCCTTCCGCCACACCTTGCTCCGGTAAATGCGGTTTTGTTGAGTACTCAGACGGATCGCCTTCATATTCCTGTCCAGTTCTCAATTTAATAGCATCTTTTACATTACGCCCGCCTCGACGGTTTGCTGCTAAGGTATCAAAACTTGGTAATTTAGTAGGAGAACCTGTTTTGTTTGTGCGAGATTTTAATCTGCTGTCACGACTTGTGAAGGGAGCTGAGTGCCAATCTGCTGTGTCACCAAACTCTGTTCTATTTGGGCTTACAGTAATACCTCTTTTATCATAGGCTGTTGCTTCCTCCACATCTTGTTCTGCTATATCATCATCGGCTTCTTTACTGCCAATATCATAGTCACTAGCATACACATAAGCATTATGATCCATATCTTTGAAATCATATACTAGATTGCCATTTTCGTCAGTGGTTGGTTCTGGTGCATCAAAGCCTTCACTCTCTAACCAATCTAACATTTCTTGCTGCGATTCGGGATTAACAACAACAATCTTACCTTTATCTTCACCTAAGCCAGCCAATTGTTTTAATGCTGCCAAACCTTCAGGTCCACTTATGTTTCTCTCTTTGGCTTTCTCTAAATCTTGACCAGTAACTTTCCAGTCACCGCCTTTTTCTTTCGCCTGTTGTTGACGCATGAAAGCCGGAGTCTTTATTTTTTGATGTGCTGCTTCTGCATCACTTGGACCATCTTCATCTAAATCTAGTGCCTTTAATCTTTTTTCTTCTGTACTTTGATTATGTGCTAGTGTTTCGTCGCCCGGTGCTTCAACTAACTTGTCAGCCCATTCTGCTAATTCATCAACTTCTTTCATTTCACCTAAGTTCTTGCTTAGTTTAGAAAGTATTGGCATCACGCTTTCTATGCGTGGATCTAATGTTTCTTGCACAAATAGTTCGTTGATGTTTACTGGCTCGTCACCTTCCGTCTCCATTAGTGTAGGAGTCCAACTTTCAAAGTATGCATTATACCCACGATGCCCACGCATCTTACCTAATGATTCACGTAAGTTTACAAAGTGGTTCATTCCTGCTTCAACAAGTTTTTGTGCTGATTCGTTGAACTGACCGTTCTTAACAGCACGTGCAAAGCCTGCCATTTTTGTATATTCTTCACATAGACTACCTATATGATTCCAACGCTCATCATTGGGCTTTCCGCCTTCTGCTAAATGTCTAGCATAGATTTGCGCCATACCAGGACGATTAAATGGGCATAGAATTCTTTCGCCTTGAGTATTTTCTAAAAATATTCTAGCAATGTTACGGAATCTTTGCTCACCTTCTTGAATTTGTCTGGTGTGTTGCAATACTATTTTAACAGTAGGTACAGCATCACTATAACTGGCTTGCTTACCCATTGGGTAGTATCCCTCTGATATTTGTTCTTTCTTTTTCATATGAGTCCTCTGTGCCATATCGCTGGCTAAATGGTCTTGGTTTTCTATGTCAAACCCTAATTGTCGGCGCTGAGCCCACATCTTTAAATTCTTTAAAAATCCCGTCCAACTGTCATCGTATTCTGCGGGATCCTCACCTTCGTCTAACCCATCAACGTTGTTTATTTCATCTTTAAAATAAACCACCAGTTGTTGATTACTATCAACTGTAACCCAGGCAGTACCATATGGTTTATCATGTCGTTTAAATGTAAATTTAAACACATCTGCTTCGTCTGGTACTGGGGTAGTTTCCCCTTCGCTGTCTTTAGGTACAGGATCAAATCCACGAACCTTAAGTAAACGATATAAATCTTTGTTTAATGAGTCATTTGTAATAGGCATGTTGTATTTATCATCCTATCACAGCAAAGAAGGGTAATGGGGCAATATACTCATCGTGGTCGCGAATTTGTTCTTCTAAATCATAGTGATAATCTGCTAATAACTGCAACATCCTAACAGTCAATAGTGACGCCATAACCAAATCGTCAGTTTCACCTACTTTTGCTTCATAACTACCACCCAATGCAACAAAAGTTTTTAACTCACTTATTAGACTTTTGCTATGAATCGTCATTTTTTTACTTTCTAGCAAAGTTTTAAATTTGGCGCAGGCTGTTAATTTTACCTTATGTGTAGTGTTAAATCCTTTTCGTTTTTTGCCGGGTTCACTTAAAAAAATGCCAGGAATATTACTTTCTCCGTATTCTGCTAGAGATACTAGTGCAGCCTCACCTATACTATTATTTTCAATTGAGTAATAAATGTTGTCAGGTTCTTCAGTGCATTCAGCAATATACTTGTTTATTTGTGCTAACAACTTAACTTGATTGGGAATATCTGTTTTATTATGCTTCCATTCACCTATTTGAGTAGTCGAGTTAGCCTCAAATACTTGTATAGCAGCAGGGTCACTTCCTGTACCAAGACTTGGATCTAATGCAACTGCGTATATATTTCCCTTTACTGGTTTTTTATACCAACGTACCTGTCCCATACGTGTAATGGGTTCTATACCTTCCAAGTCAATTAATGTGCTAGGATTTATCAATGTCTCATCTGCAATTAAGAATTCACAACCAATTTCACGACGGAATCGATCATCGCCTAATTGGGCTTTCATTTCACTAGCCCATTTTTCATCTCTACCGGGTTGCTCACTATAATGCGCTCTATATGCTTTAAACCCATTAGTACCTAATTCAGTTGTGTTTCCGTATTCGTCAACACACTTGTTTGCTTGTTTCCAAATTAAGGCAAATTGGTCTTCGTCACTGTTTGGGGTACTAGTTATAATCGCTTTACCACCAGTAGCCAAAGTGGGCGTGATAGAGGTCCAGAATAACTCAGCAATGGAAGGTCTAACGAATGCAAACTCGTCTAAGTATAGCAATGAGATAGACATACCACGACCTGTATTTTCTGTCGTGGTTGCTGACACGATACGAGAACCGTTCTCGAAATCGAGGGACCCTTTGTTGTATGTGGTCACGCCCGCTTTGATGTGATCGGGGCAGTTTTCATATGCATAACGTATACGTTGCATAATTTCCTGCGCGCCTGTGTACTTGTGTGCTGCAATTAGAATTGTACTGTCCGGTACAAACATAGCATACCATAATAGATATCCGGCAGCACTTGTTGACTTACCACTTTGTCGAGGCATTAGGCTAATGCTATAGCGATAATTGTGATAAGTTTCAATTAATCGTTTCTGATATGGCCATGGATGATAGACCATGCTACCGCGTGTAGGGTGTTGTATGTAGAAGAAGTTATCCATAAAATATAGATAACCGGTTTTTGGATCACAACACTTAACAAAGTCATCCAACTCTTTCTGAGTTGCAAACTTTGTTTTTACATACGGTGTTTTAACTAATGATGCTGTTCCACTCATTGAATTATTTATTTGGAATCATCTTTAGGGCAACCTTTTGATTTACCACCATTAATAGTTAATCCACCTAACAAGCCAACAAATGCACCAACTACTGTGCTGAATGCAGGACCAATGATTTCAAATACTTTATCATTGTTTACACGATCATCGAATAATCCAACTAACATCACAGTCACTACGCATACAACTACAGCAGCCAGTGTAAGTATAGTTACTTTAAATATCCAGGTGATTAGATCGTCGTCTTTCATGTTAACTTATTTCTTGCCACTCAACACTTGCGTAAATATCTTGGTTAGTACCGGTAGTAGCCATAGTAATTACATATTCATATGCAACACCGGTAAATGGTTCTCTTTCTAGTTGGTATGTAAATGAGAATGTTTGCTGTGTGGGAGCGCCGGTGCTTTGATTTGTGCTATTTAAAAATGCTTGTTCAGCAATATCACCACTTACTAATGCAGTGGGTGCTAGATTATACTGAACCGAACTATCTGCGGCAGAGTCTACCCAACTTCCACCTGAGGTAATTGCTTTTTTATATACACGATATTGGAATACGCTACCTGATATAGGAACTAAAGTATAATTCATAGGTATAACCACAGCATTCAAGTTAGTACTCTTTAATCGAATCGCTATAACTGGCTTGAAACTATTATCGTTGGGTAATCTTACAGGTGTTCCCAATGCATGTGCTGCTGCTCTTGGATTACCTGATCCTGATAACTGAAATCCACCCTCACTGATAACTGAACTACATATTTGTGTCATCATACTAGTGCCGGTAGTAGTACCAGTATTAGTGATTTCGTAACGAATAGGCAATGTCGCAGTAGTCATGTAGACTTTGGTATTTCCGGGTTGGTTAGCATGATTAAACTGATGGCAAATAATGTAAGCACCATTGATCACAAATCCAGTACGTACTGATCCTACACCTAACCATTCAACGTCAGCAAACATGATTTGTGTACGATCGGGGTATAGTGTGTAGCCTGAAGGATTAGTTGCGCCGCCGGCGCCGTTCAATCTATCACCATTCCATGCATCTTGTCTTACACGTTCTTCTACCCCAGTTGAGCCTGAACGAATAACCATGTAATTATACGTGCCATCGTTTTCAAAGAAAACGCCGTCGGCGCTACTAAACAATCCCACTCGCTGACGCAGATTGGCTTCAGGAGTGTTCATGCAGAATGTGTTTAATGTGAGTTGGCTTTTACCCGGTTGATAGGGGAATGGTTTTAGTGTTTCTCGTATTACGCTATCACCTGAAGCAGAACCTACATTAAGTTGATAACTGCTTTGATTTTGTACATACACGACATTACCTGTGCCAGAAACATTTGAAGCAAACTGACCATGATCGTAGTAGCGGGCTTGAGTGTCAAATAATGTATATGGCTCTGATACTCTTAGACGTCCAAACGCATCAGATGTTGCACCACTAAATCCTGAAATAACTACATTAGCATCACCGTTGAGAGTAGCATTTACATTACCAGATACTACCCAAGGATCCGTTCCTTGAAGTACAGTGACATTACCACTATCAATTGTTACTGGAAGAGTAGTACCAGAAATATCAACATTACCCAATGACCCAATAGCAACATTGCCTATCGAAACATTTCCTAAAACCTGTGCATCAGTTCGTACAAATACTTGTCCTGTTGCTTCGTCAAGTTCTAAGGCCTGCGTAATGTTTCTAAGATACCAGGGCGCTACTTCAGTTGGGTTTGGGGTTGCCATAAAAATACTCACTTATAGTGAGTATTTATCTTTGTTACTTTATGTCTAATGGTCGCTGTTTAGTAACCAAAATACAGTAAAATCTTTCTTTTACTGGTTTATTGTTGCCATTCTGATCAGGTATACTTAAGTCAAAATCTAAACCATTGAATGCGTTGATATCAAATCCAGTTCGTTGTAGTAAGGCTATGATTTGATTGCTACCCATAATACTATAGTGATTTAAATTCCATTCGTGTTTACGTTCACAATCAGGAGCAGGTACTTCAATATACATTTTTCCGCCTTGCTTGAGTATTCGATTATACTCAATAAGGCTAAAAATAGGATAGGGACTATGTTCCAATGCATGACGTAGAAAGATAAAATCTACACTCTCATCAGTGTATCCATCTTTTTGTGGAAGAAAACTCAGATCATATTTTTTGATAGTATGTCCTTTATCTTCGCACAACTTGATATCACCGGGGCTTAGAGTCACACCTACTGTATTTGTATATCCTCTTTTTTTCATTTCATCCAAAAAGTATCCCGGGCCGCAACCCAAATCTAATATAGATGCATTTTTAGGCAAATTTAACGGGTCTACATAAGTTTCAACTACTTGGGTAGTCAATTGCTTATGATAAGGGCTTTCACCTTCATCATAGATGTGTGCAGTGTAAAGCCATTCGTTATAAAACTTAATTTTTACAAGGTCTATTGTTTGGTTAATATCTATCATAGTAATCTTAATTTAGATTACTTATCAATCATTTGTGCAGTTAAAAAAAATTATAATCCCTTAAAGGGTTTAATAGGACTTTGAACATTGGTACTATCTAATTCTTTACTCGAGGTGTCACCATTGTTTAAATCTTTAAACTCAATTCCTGCTGCTTTATAAGCCATTTTAAGCATATTTGCTTCTACATCAGTATATGCATGTGCGGAGTTGAATTTTCCTACCCAACTTTCTTGATCTATCGTGGGTACAGTTGTGCCGTCTGTTTCTGCCACTGCCATCATAACTCTATTAAGATCATAAAGTCTATCATAAGGAGCATCTGCAAATAGATGGAGTCCTTTTGTTGATTGCTGATATCGTTTGGGCATGGTTCCTCTTATATCTTCATTCATGAACTCTTTTGCTCTCATTAGTATAATCCTTTAAAAGGTTTTACAGGTGATACTGTATGAGTGTCATCCATCTCATCACTACCGGGCGTGCTTACAGGTTTTTTGCCATGTTTGTTAACTTTTGCTAAAGCCTTGTCTATTAGTTCACCTACATTAGGATCAAATGAACTAACGATTTGATTCTCTCCCCATTCACTTTCAGATTTGAAGTTAGGTTCATTACCGTCCATGACATTATCTTCACGTCCTTGCTCCCCGCGCACGGCTGCAATGGCGACTCCAAACCTATATAAGTCATAAAAGTCTTGATTTTTTAATTCAGGTATAACAAACGTATTGGGTAGTGCTTTTGCTGCAACTTCCAAACCATCATGAATGGAACTAAGTTTTTGTTCTTTGATAAATTCTTTTGCTCTCATTATGATTGTTGCATTATTTGTGAGAAAATTGTGTGAGTTAAATTACTCGACACTATGGGGTCGCATAAAATTCTAACATTAGAACCGTCTACATCCATATCATATCTGCATAAAGCATTTCCAATAAACGTTGTTCCATATGCACTAAAATTTACATTGTTGTTAGTATTATTTATCTGTGCAGTTAGGATAATATTTTGACTGTCAAAAACGTTATCAGAAGACCTTATATTAAATTGCATTTGATTGAAATTTGCAATTTCTGTTGAAAAAATAACCTGATTTGCAGTGTTTCCGATTGTGTTTGACGTAACAGGAACAACTGTTGTTGCAAACAAGTTTGCAAAATTATTGTTGATTTTACTGAATGCAGTACGTAATGGGTCGCCGGTACCATCGTTGGGTACCGCACCTATGTCAACTACTTCTTGACTACCAATTGTAGTCAATGTATCTGATGTAACTGAAGAAAAACTTACGATTATTTCTGGTACCGGCGGCACTGAAATAATCTTCATATTTGTTGTTAGATCAAACAAATTAGAAAAATTCTTATTTATTTTCGTAAAGGCATTTCGTACAGTATCGCTTTGCTCACCTTGGCCAATATTAATTAAATCGACAGGTGCACTAAAAATCTTTAATTTTAAAAAGTTATCATTTACTGTTTGGAATGCTGCACCCAGTACAACAGCCGGATCATCGTCCAAATTATACTGAATAATTATAGGAGATAAAATAACAGTATTAGTATACTTTTGTAAGTATTTAAAATTGGTATTAATTTTTTTAATAGCAGCGCGGACCGAATCACCAGGGCGATCGGGTGTTGAACTGACTTCAATTATTTCCTGAGTAAACATACTGTATTTATTCACTTACCGGAATTTGCTTCTTCGAATATCTTCTTTTGATCTTTATACCAGTCTTGCCATGCATGTGCTAAATCTTTACAGTTGTGGTATTTCATATAGTTTCTAGTAACAGTTTTCATTAAATCGCTTAATAATACCTTTGGTTCTTCAATAGTTTCTAGTGCAGGACATTTTTGCATCAAAACTTCAGGTGCTTCAGGAAATTTTTGTTTCACCGGGATAGTAGTAGAACAACCGGTTAATAACACACAAAATAGTAGTATATATTTCATTTCTTAGGAAAAATTAATTTTGATTTAGCAGCATCATTGTGCAATTTAGTATCCACCGGTGTAGTAGGTGTCGCTACTGTCAGTTCTTCTACTGACTTACTTAGCGCCGCAGCATTATGGGCTTTAATTACCGATTCAGGTATAGGGCAAGTTTTGTCATAATGTACTACTTCCCTATCTATGTATTTTATAATGTCTTCGCCCTTCTCCCTAATTACCTCTCGTTTAGTGAGAATTTCTTTTACAATTTTTGTATTTACTTTGGATGCTCTAATTTCAGCATCTTTGAGTTTAACTTCCAATTCTGCAATTTTTTGCTTGAGTTTCTTTTCTTGAGCCAATCCACCTTCAAGGTACACGCCCCAAGCAAAAATCAATATGCTTATTACTTGTATAGGGAATTTATATCTATTAAGTATAGGAATAAAACTAAGGACAAAGCCGGCTATTATTCCTAGTACACCTACTACAAATATAGTATGAGTAAAAAATTCAGTTATTTCTGCAAACATGCAGATATTTATCTATAAAAATCAATTACCTTATCCGCAATATATTCTACTTCGTTATCTGTTAACTCAGGATATATTGGAAGACTCAATACTCCTCTAGATAGCATAACACTAGTACTTAACATATCAGGTTTAGTAAGTGTTTGTGCAATACCTAATTCGCTCAGTGCGTAGGGATAATGTATCTTGCTTTCTATGCCATCAGTTAGTAAATGTGTATGTAGTGAATTTCTATTGTCCGAATATAACACAAATTTTTGATAGGTATGAGGAGCAGTATCATCACACAAACAGTTCAATGGCAAATCACGAAATGCCTCGCACCAAAATTTTGCTATTTTTGTTCTACGTCGTTGCCAGATATTAATATATTTTGATCTTACCAATACATGAGCACAATCTAATTCACTCATTTTACTATTGGTGCCGGTTGAATTGAATTCAACTGCTTTACCATTGTCTTTTTCTATGTTGATGTAGTCATATAATTCTTTGCTATCAGTGACAACCGCTCCGCCGTTTCCGGAGGCAGGTAGATTTTTGGTAGGATCAAAACTTATAGCCATACCTATACCGGTATAAACATCAGGAGTTAACCAATGCTGGGCACCATCGACAATCGCTCCATGCTTATGTGATATATCAGGTTGCCTTCCATATAAACCCACGATACACTTGATCATATCTAATGATTTACTATCACTGATACTACTTGCATCTAATATACCATACTTATCAGTGTCTCCTAAGATAACCATCCAACCCGCATCTAAAAATGCATTTAAGGTAGCCGGATAAGTTAGATTAGGAACCATTATTGCAGGCTTGTGCAACATGGTACTGTATTTTTTTATAAAAAATTTAGCAATAAAATATAATGCTTGTGTGCCACTATGCACCGTAACGGCATATTGTGTATGAGTTTTTGTACCCAACCACAACTCAAGTAATTTAGTATACTTTCCGCTTATTAGTTGTCCACTCTGTAATACGTCATCGGTGGCTTCTAACAATTCATCTTTAAGATTTTTGTATTGACGTTTTAGTCCGAAATGAGGTATCTTCATTCTGATAATTTATTCTGCCAGTATTTGCTAGTACTCAACCAATCATAATATTTTTGAAAACCTTCTTCAACATCCACTTTTGGATCATAGCCAAAATCTCTACGTGCAGCATCAATATTTAATGCACCTCTGCTAGGAAAATCTGCATCCTTGTCTTTAACTTCTATAGTACCTTTACCAACAATTTTTACAGCAAGTTGTGCTGCATCAAGTAGGCTTCTACTATGACTCTTAGTTATATTATATGTTTTATTATTAGTGTTTTCACTTAGTGCTGCCGCAACGATTCCTTTTGCTGCATCTTCAACATAGGTGAAGTCAAGGGTCTCGTTTGCTCCATTAACCTTGAGCACTCCACCGCGCATTGCAGTGAGCATGAATTTTGCAATAACTCTATCTTCCACATCAAGCGGGCCGTATACAGCACTAGGGCGAATGATAACATGATCAAAACAGCCTCTGCGAGTGTAATCTTTAACCAGGTGCTCCCCTGCGAGTTTGAGAATTCCATATTGCCCTTGTGGTTTGCAATTACAATCTTCTGTTACATCATCTGTAAAGTCACCATAGACCATACTAGAACTAATGTACACAAATTTCTTTACTTTATGTTTCTTGCTTAATTCGCAAAGATTCAACAGACCTTCGCTCATTACATAACTTCCTAAGCGTGGATTTGCATTAACTACTTTTTGTCTAGGAAAACTTGCCAGATGAATTACTATGTCAAAATTGTTACCTGCAAAAAGCCAGTCTACATTCCTATAATCACAGATATCATATCTATATTCTAAAGATTTTTTAATCTTTTTTCTTCGTTCACCCATTAAATAAGTTATTTCTTCTTTAGGAATAATACCATAGTTAGTACAAGTGTCTATAATAATAACACTGTGACCTAATGATTCCAGTTGTGATACTACGTGATGTCCGATAAGGCCGAGACCGCCTGTTACTAAAATTTTCATTTGTATTTCAATTCAAAAAATGTTATTTGCTCAGGAGTTAATAGTGCTCTAATTTGATAGAGGTAACCATATGTATTATTATCTAAATGACGATGCCAACTAGGTGTTTCAAATGCATTATTCATAATCCATTGTCCTTGATCTGAGTTTTCCCATGCACAAAATCCTTGTGCAGCATATATGTCAGGGTCATCTGAATCACTAACCCTAAAAGTATGCACAATATGTGTTGTTACTATAGTATCCTTACCATCCGGTGTTGTGATGATTTTATAACTCAAGATTATACCGCCATTTTTGCCTTTATTTGACCATGCGATTGATAATTTTCTAATCGAATATCTTCAATTAAAAAGTCATCTATATTCTTTGTTGTAGGGTTTATCCACAATGTTGGTAGTGGGTATTCTTCTCTTGTTAGTTGTTCTTTAACTTGATCTATATGGTCCTTGTAGATGTGTGTATCTCCTGTACTGATTACCAGTTCACCTACTGACAGATCGCATACTTGTGCTATCATGTGAGTTAGTAATGCATAACTAGCAATATTAAAAGGTAACCCCAAAAACACATCCACACTACGCTGGTACATATGGCAAGACAATTCTTTATTTTTGTTAACATAATACTGACTCATGACATGGCAAGGAGGAAGTGCCATTTGATCTAAATCAGATACGTTCCATGAACTAAGAATATGCCTACGACCATTAGGATCTTTTTGTAGACCATCAATTAAATTTTTAAGTTGGTCTACTTCAGTTCTATCTACAGCAATTCTGTCACCACCTAAATGTGCAGGGCCAAAATTAACTAACTCTTTATACTTTCTCCAGTGTCGCCATTGCACACCGTATACTCTACCTAAATCACCGTCGAATTCTGCTTTAGATTTCCAATAAGGTGCTAAAGCATTAGGTGTCCAAATAGTTACTGTACCCTCTTTGGTCCCGTGCGTGATTTCTGCGAGCCTTCGTTCATCACTTGAACCTTCGATGAACCAGAGTAGTTCACCGACAACCGCTTTCCAAGCCAGTTTTTTAGTAGTGATTGCGGGAAAGCCCCTACGCAAATCAAAGCGAAGATGACGGCCAAAAACACTACGGGTACCAATACCAGTTCTATCATCACGTTCTTCTCCGTTGTTTAAAATATCAGTTAACAAATCATGATACTGTTTCATCGTTTTGCCCAAACCTCATATGTATGATCTGAATTTACTTCTTCATACTGAAGAGAAAATTCTTTGGTTAATTTTAACAAATCAATAAACGTATCACAATCATATTTGGTGAACGTTCTTGATAAATGCACAACATCAATCATATGCCAATGTGAGTTTATGACGCTAGCACCGCCTATTAACCAAGCATTTTTATATTCACTAAAATGGTTTAAATTTGGTACTGCTATAGCACCGTTAGGTAATAGTAAATTTTGACTGGTCAAAATAAAATTAAGCCTACCTAGTAATGGTTTTTTAGGTAGACTTTCCCATGTGTTTCTACCCATGACTACAACTTGTCCATCAGTTAATTTCTTAAATCTAGGCAAATCGCCCTGAATTTTAGTCCAGGGCAATTTATTTTTATAGCCTATACCACCATCGGGGTCACAAGCCAATATCAATTTCATAGTTTATTCAATAATCGGTCTGTTTCCGGCTGCACTGTTTCTGCGATGGTTTGTACATTTAACGTAAACTCTACACTAACAATTTCATGATCTAATTCATGCAATTTTCTGCTAACCGCTTCTTCGATCTGATCAGGGTCTAAACCTTGTTGTAGGAATCTTTCTATATTGATGGTTTGTTGTTTTTTATTTACCAATTTAACAATTATTTTTTTAATAAATTGTATTGGAATTTTTTGTTTTTCAACATCCTCAAGTATATGTTCCCATTTTGCAATGAATTCGGGACTCATTATGCTGCTACTTTAGTACGTGCTTTCCTAGGTTTTGTTGCAAGTTTTGTTTCGGGTGATGGTTTAACTGGATCCATACTTGCTGCTTCTTGTAATAGCCTGCTCGCCTCTGCCATCAATCCTTGAGCCTCTCTGCTCATCTTTTCAGCCTGTTGACGTAAACTATTGGCTAATTGTCCGTCACCCAATGCATCTCCGGTACTCGAAACAGGTTGCGCTGCTGGGGTATTTTGTGGACCACGCATCCTTCTTACCACATCTTGCGGGTTTTGTAGACCTAAACTCTTATCCATTTCAGCCAATTTCCTAACGGCTTCTTCTCCCTGTTGCATTTCATCAAGTATCTTGTTAAGTTCATTCAACTTAATTTTTACATTTGGTTGCGGAGTCATTACAATGAGTTCAGTGTTAACCTTTTTTAGTTGACCTTCCATATGTAATACTTGAAGTATAGGCCTACCATCTCTAGTAAAAGTCCTGTTAAGTGCGTCTGCTAGGTCTTGACTGTTTTGACCAATATCACTTTCAATACACTTCATCATAGGATCATGAATGTGTTGGTTTAAAATTTCTGTGTACGTGACTAAGCACATATGAGGTTCGCCTGGAACCTCTCTAAAAATAACAGCGACTTTTCTATCACCGTGTTTGCCTACATGTCTTAAAAAACTCATCTTAATTCTCCTTCAATAATGATATTTACTATATAAATTAGTATGCTTTATTTTTTCAAGACCATGTTAGTTCATAAAAAACTGCTTCTGCAGGATCCTCAAAAGAAGGTATTTTGTTATCTCTGACAGTTATTTGATCCCATGACAAATCCGTTGAATTGACATAACAGTACCTACCTCGCAACTTTTCAATAATCCATTGATTTGATTCTTTATTAATCGGCGTTTTTGCTCGTATATAATGAGGTGGTTCAAAATTAATTTTACGATTAGCGAACCAAACTAGTGGGTCTATTGTGTACATTAGAAAATTACCTGATTTTTACTATTTTCTCTATCGCTATAAATTTTGTGTCCTACGTCACGTATTGATTGTGCGATAGTATTAGGGTCGGATTCAAAAAGACGAAATACTTCATTATACGAAAGTTCACTTGTAAATTCATATATCTCATACTTACGTTGCGCGTTAATTCTCGCCCTTATTAGTAATAAGGTTAGAGGTGGTCCTAATGGCTTAGGATCGCGATCCTCTTCCTTAAGGACACTCCATATATTTCTCTTTTCCCACTCCTCTACTTCCCTGTAGTGGGCACCTACATCAAATAATGCTTCTAATCCTAGCATATCCCACACTGCTAGAAAATGATTAAGTTTCTTCTTTTTTGACAATTTCATATATCAACTCTGCATCACGTATGGCTTTGTCTAATGAAGGGTACTGAGGTGCAATACTTAAAATGTCTCGCCACAATGCATGACGATTTATCAAATGTGAGGCAGGACTCTTGTATACAAGAGTCCTTTCAATAGAACCCGCCTGACGGGCGTATACTGTATTACCCCCGTCAGGTGATTCGTATACTAGACCTTCAACCTGCTTTATCATCAAAGATAGCAAAAGTACCGAATGGGGGATTCGGGTTCTTGTCACCGTGAATGATCCAAGTAGTATCACAGTAATTAGGATCACCCCAAGAACCGCAAGGATAGCCATCAGTGAACACAATCAGTCGCTTTGGTTGTGAGCCATCCTTCTTAAGGTAATCAAAGATTGCATCAAAGTCAGTACCACCGCCACCCTTAGGTTCATAACCATCGATTGTGTCTAGGTTCTCGCTAGAGTATTCAGCCGGATTATAAACCTCAGTGTCAAAAGAAAAGACCTTGACCTTGAAGCCGTCAAACGCAGCCAGCATCCCGCCGATTTCTCCTAAGAACTGTTGGGCTTGCTTGTCTGAAATCGAGCCTGACATATCGATAGCAATAGTAACATCAATCTCTTCACCAGGGGTCATACCTGGCATAACAGCATCCATATGCCAACCTCGGCGAGAAGGACGCATCCATGAATAGTCAATCTTAATAGCACTAGTGATGTTTGTTTGAATCAACTCGCGCCAGGGCATGACGGGATCAGTTGCCTGTTTGATCAAACGTTCAACACCTACAGGAATAGTGCCTGCTTCGGCCGATTGTGCCGCGCTGATGATAGCCTGCTTGACTTCTTGGCGAACACGCTCACGTTCCTCATCAGACATTTGAGGACGTTTACCTTTACCTTTCTTGTTTCCATCATTATCGTCACCTTCGCCGTCACCTTCGCCGTCACCGTCAAGGTGATCATCAATCATTTGATCGACCAGATCATCGATAGAAATCTTTTGTGCATTTTTCATGAGGTCATCATAGATTTCCTCACTAGCCTTACCATCATACTTTGATTCATACAAGCAAGGAACAGTGGTAATAAATTGACCGACCTTGTGGCGCTTCAAGTCAGCGTTAACCGCATAGTCATTAGCAATGTTGAAAATTTGCGGATCGCGTGTACCACGACGACCCATATGATCATAAACCACGTGCAAAACTTCATGACCTACAAGGAATTCAACTTCCTTAGGGCGTAGCATCATGATGAAGCGGCTATTGTAATAGAACTTCAGACCATCTGTGGCCGCAGTAGAACACCATTCATCAGCGTTGACCAATTGAAGGCGAGTTGCGAGGTTGCCGAAAAACGAATGGCGTAGTAGCAAACCGATACGTGCAGTAACCAGTCGCTCACGTGCCTGATAATCGATCTTGGGATCAGTGGGTCCTACAAGGTTTTCAAATTTCTTGCTACGGGTCTTCTTCTTACCTTTAGTACCGGGAAGAACATCACTCATCTTGACAATATTCATTGGTTGGTCCTTTATTAACATGTTTGTATTATAGCAAACTCAGGATTTATTGTCAATTATTGCAGCCGTCGAGGATTTGTCTCAGTATCCAATGATACTAGTGCATCTGACAATTTCTGAAATTCATCCTCAGGAAGTGCATCAATTAATTCATCAATTGGAGTAGAATTCTCAAACAATTCTCCATTAGCAGCCATTGTTCGTATTTGTTCTACAAGGTTATCCAACTCTTCCTGTGACCCTTCAAAGTCATCAAAACAACCCGGGGCAAAAACAATTTCTAATTTCTTTTCGGACATAAATTTATTTAGTAAAAAAAGGGTGAGATTTCTCACCCTTGTATAAACAACTAATAACTCAGTTGCCTGCTTCCACAATGTACTTGCCGTACTTCTTGTGGAACTCATCAAAGTTCTTCAACTGACCAGGTTCGATCGGCAACTTGTAAGTCTTCAGTGCGATCTTAGCGCCCATAACAACCAGTTCAGTTTCGAAGTTGGTCATCATGTAGTTGATGAAGTTCTCAGCCATGACATGGAATTGCTTGTTGTTAACACGCTTGGTGTCGATGGCATCCTTCAACTCATAACACATTGAAATAGTCAGTGAGTACATAGCAGACACTTCCTTGACTGCGAGGTCCTTGACCTTACCGCTGAGAATATCGCTCGGCTCAGGCATGCGCCCTGCAATCTTGCGGTGTGCCATAAACTTAACAGCAAGACCTTCACCAATCGCACCTGCAACCAGATTGAAGAGTGTGTCATTGTCGATACTGTCATCTTGCAAGAGTTGGCTAACGAAAACCCAAGAGCGCGGGGTAGCAAAACTACGGCTGCTAGATTGTGCATTAAAATCGTACATGTCCTGCTTTGCAAAAGACAAGTAACCAACTACGTCCTTGTGGATGCCGTTTTGCACAGCCCAAATCTGCCAAGATGAGAAATCGGGACGCATTTCAATGTGAATGAAACGGTTAGCGAGTGGCATGGGCATGCGGAAAGTAACACCCTTGTCAGTCTCACGATTGCCTGCTGCGACAATAACAACATTGTCAGGCAACACATACTTACCAACTCGACGGTTCAGAATAAGTTGATAGCCAGCAGCTTGCACTGCAGGGCTAGCACTGTTCATTTCATCGAGGAACAGAACCACGATGGGATGTTGGCTAGCGAATTCTTCGTCGGGAAGATCGATCGGGGGAGCCCAATCCATCTTGCCTAGTTCCTTATTGAAGAAGGGGATACCGCGAATGTCAGTAGGATCCAACTGCGCCATACGCAAGTCAATTACTGCTCCGCCGAGGTCCTTTGCAATTTCAGCAACAACCTCACTCTTGCCGATGCCCGGGGGACCCCACAAGAAAACAGGGCGCTTGGCTTTAAATGCAACAGTGATAGCCTTGCGAGCTTGAACGCTAGTGATAGTGAGATTATCAGAGACTTTGGACATGTTTACTCCTGTGTGAAAAAGTTTTGATGATATGAGTATATGCTATCTAGGATTTATTGTCAATGCCTCACATTGACCAATAAGTTTCGCTAGCGGGGTTGCAACACCAGGGGGTGTCTGTGGCAATTTCAACGTCCTTTCCTGTCATAAGGTTCTTGACGGTCATAGTTGCGGGTTGGACATCAAAGCGCCAACCGTTCTTCTTGGGATACAGTACCTGAGCCAAATCAGTCAGTTCACGTTGAACCGTGTCACGTGCCATACCTGTGAACGGATATTTAGCAATGAAACGTTCGCCGGACTTACAACGCTTGTCAGCCTTGTAAACAGAAACAATCCAATCTTGCTTGCTCATTACGCACTCCATTAATCAATCAATACACGTAGTATATGCCCAAACCGATTTATTGTCAACCTTCGAGGATGATATGTGCGACCTTGTTTGCCATAACACGCTCACGGCTGAAAGCTTCCAGTTCCCAAGGGCTGTCAAAATAATGGGTATTGTAGTCACGACCCATCCACGACCAAACAACCTCACCCTTTCGGTTGTATCGGCTCTTCAATTGTCCCTTGGCACGTTGCTTAACGTGAACCATTTCATGAGCCAATGTTATCAGCAACTGTTCCATTGGGAGCCTACTGTCAAGTGCGACAGCAACTACCCTGTCCTCTACAAGACATGCAGCGCCATTCATGCCCATTTCCTTAGCAAAGCCAGGAACCATACTTACTACAACCGAGAACTTGCTGTTCTCAATCTTAAGCATTCGGGCATACAGTGCAGTCACTGCCTTGAGTAGTTCCCTCTTAGCAGAAGAACGGGTGCTGATTTCGATTTCCATGTTGCTAGTATAGCAAACTACCCATTTATTGTCAACCTGGTATTATTTCTTAACCGGTACGCAAAGAAATTCTTTACTATTTTGCACCAATATATCAATGGTCTTATTCAGTTCAGGAGACCTCTGGCCAGGTACATTCATTCTAATAGCAATCATTTCCCTAATAGCAAACTGACAGGATTGAAGATCCTGATAAGTACCTAGATACGAGAAAGGTGCAACCAGTACAAATAACAAATTATACATATAATGTCTTAATTTTCAAACTATTAGTATAGAACCAAGACCATTTATTGTCAACTTTTTATAAGTTTCGGAATGTACTCTTGCAATAATACATCTGCCATAAACCTTTGATGTTCGGCAGTACTATGATATCCTGGATCAGAATAACTAGGGTCGTCCGGGTGCCGGATAGCATTTTTGAATCTATTCCCAACATAATTAGTATTGTTTAGAAAACCAGCCATGTGTGGTAAAGAAGTCAACTTATCTTCAAGAAGTAAAAAAGGAATATTTTGATAATATAATGTAGATAGCATCCCTATATGCATCAACGTGTCTTTTAACTCTTGTAGAGTAGGATGATACAGATAGGTAAACCATTCTTTGATGGCACTCATTCTTTCATTCTGATACATATCACCATTTAGCGCCCTAGATAAGACGCTATGCTCATACTTACCAACATTGAGGATACCACCTATCGAATAATTACCGATCTTAGAATTTTTGTTTACCCATGGATATGTTCTTACCAATGATTCGGGTTGAGAATAATACAAATCTTTTGCAGTAAGCGTCCATGGACTACAACTTCTTGCTTTATCGGGTAACAATTCGTTATGTGGCCATTCTAATCTATCATGAAAAGTATTATTTACGAATACCAATGAAGGTTTAGGATCCATCTGAAAAATAGTATTAATCTGTATACATATTGCAGTATTACTGGAACCTCCCATGGCTAACGAGACCAGATCATACCCCAACTCTTTAGCAACTATTTCAGAAAAATGAGTACCTTCACTTCCTGGGCTAGTGACTGGACTCATAAAGCTGTCACCACATATTACGATAAATTTTTTCACACTCATATTAAAAATTAAAAATTTTTAGTCCATTAATTTTGCTATCAATAGCAGCTGCTCTAGGTATAGGGCAGACTCATTAAATTTTTTTAACGGTACTTCAAGTTTAGTAGCACTACGCAGGCGTCTGCATTCTACTTCAATTTTTGATATGTCGGAAATCATACCTTCGATATTATCGAACATTTTGCGAAGGTCGGGATTGTATCTAAGTTTAGATAACTCTTTTCTAAGATTGTCACAAACCTGCCTGGCTTCAATTGCAGTATTAACTTCCATGATCGGAGTATTATAATTTATTTTTAATTTAATGTCAACACATGAAAAAAGGCTTACTAGGAGCCTTTTTATCACAAGCAATTATTGCTTAAAAACGATGAGTAATACCTACGCCAAGTTGTTGAACGTCTTGTGCTGAACCCAAACGATTAACGTTGCGATAAGCAGCAGACAATTCAGTACGCTTGCTCAATGCATAGTCGGCGCCCAATGAATATGCCTTAACACTGTCATTGTTTTGACCATAACTTGCCTTAGCAGTTACTGGTCCAAATGCGCGAGATACACCAACCAAGTTGCCCTGATTCTTTGCAACACCCTTGTTGTCGCTAAATGTGTATGAAACATTGAAGCCAAGTGCCTTAGTGCTCAAGCCCAAAACTGTGCTTGCTTCGGAGCCTTGCTCAAAACGAGCAACAGCGCCATTAACACCTAACAATGTACCAGATACACCTACTACTGTAGCATCTTGACCAACTGATGCTAAAGAACGTTCATAAACTAAAGCAACTCCCTTTAAAGGTGTTACTGAAACAAATACTGCGTCACCTAGACGTAGGTTACGAAGATTATGAACATCACCTGCAACACTTCCATACAATGTACCGAATACGTCATTAGTAGTGATTGCTAAGAAGTGACTATGTACGTTACGACCTAGATCAATAGAACCAAAACTATTTGATACACCAACAGTGCCTTGACGATCACCCAATTTTGTGCCAACGCCATCGATGGTGTTACCACGCAAACTGGTTTCAACAACTGCCTTTGCAGCTAGGCCTGAGCCCAATTTTTCAGTGACAGATACAGCAACGTTACTAGTTGGGTCCGTAACCATTTGCGTACTTTTAGTACCACCAACTTCGGTGTTGTCTCCGAAAAGACTAACCTTACCAGATAGTGATACTTGTGCGCTTGCAATACTTGCCATTGACATAATTAAAGCAGCCAATATGATTTTCTTCATTTTTCTTCCTTTGTAAAAATGCCTGTTTAAAACAGGCTAGAATGATATTTAGTATAGAAACTCTGTCTCAAATAAAATTACTGTTTGCACATTATATATGCATACAATGCGTAATCTACTTGATTATAATGTCAAATCACCGAATGTACTATCCCATACATCTTTGCTTGTTCTGCGTTTGGATGGAAATAAATTGTGATGCGTTAGTAGAATTCTATTTAGAGAAGAATATACCTCTTTTGGAAATCCCTGTCTTGTATGGTTCCTGGTATCATTCAACAAATCCATAACATATGGTTCAAAATCTGCTGTGCCCCAACGTATTTCCAATCCCATAGCAATTCTGGGAAAATGTACATTTACTACCAAATAGTCAAAGTCTTCTTTTATACTCATGGCATCTCTTTCTAAAATAGATACAATCTACAGTATCATTGATATATAGTCAAGTTTTGTTACAACTGTTACATTTTTAACCAAAAAGAAAGGCTCCTGAGAGCCTTTCTGGTTTGTTTGGTTAGAAGGTCTTTCCTACCTCCCGAGGGTCAAGCCGCTAGGCTGAATACCTCGTCGTTAGCTGCGTTTGCAGTTATAAGTTTTGCTTGATTTACGGTCATCGCCTACCGTGCTGTCCACTCTGTTACTCTTTACCCCGTCGAAACCTGGTCAGCCCCATCAAAAGCACACTAGCGAACCTTGTCACATACCAGATGACTTTCTAAAGTACGCTTTTGGTGGAGCTGGGCGGAATCGAACCGCCGTCCGGAACACGTTTCTCTTTGCTTCATACAGCAATAATCTACAGTGTATATTTATCTGATTACTTTTTCAACCATTTCGGGCGTAATCTTTAATATAGGCAAACTCAATATAGTTTCGTTTGGGTTTGCCACTAACATAGAATTTATGCCCAAATATTTAATTGTTGGTCCATTCAATGCTAACACTACCTCTGATTCTACAGGATTGTGCTTTAGTACTACACCTGCATCATCTGACCTCGCATAATCTATTGCCAATTGTTTGCGCGGGGTCCATGCACTAATTTGACTCTTAATATCTAAACCACCGTTGCTTATCTTATCTAACTGTGACTCGTTTTTTAGCATTAATCCACGATATACAGTGGGTAGATTTGAATATGTTGCAATTACCTGATCAGGTAATACACTACGAATGGCATAAAACACGTTCGCATACGCATCCATAGTTTGTGGGTTAGCACTAAACAACCCAGTGTATATCCACTTCATTAAGTGCGGATAGGCTTCAACTATGCTCAATTCTCGCATACGTTTTTTTGCATTATCCAATGGCTCTATATGTTTAGTTATATAGGGACGTGGATTTTCTATTTCATTAATACGCATATATTATTTATGCGTAATTAATTCTTAAAACTATCGGCAAATTTGCTTAGACCCAATATATCTTCCATATGAGTCATAGATTGGTTCTCTATAACACGTATGTCTATAATATTGAGGATGCCCTACAACGATAGGAGGTTGTAAGTATATTCCCGGCGTAGGCGGAATAATCGTGCAACCGGTACACAACATAGCAGTCAAAAGCAAAAGTTTTTTCATAGCCTATTCCTAAAGTGTCTGATGATCATACTACCAAAATATTTAAATTACAATTTTT